AGCGCGACCACCGCCGCAATGGCGACCGCGAAGGCGACCCAAACCGCCGCCCGCGCACCAGGCGCGCGGCGTGAATGCCCCGTGAAGCTCATGTGATTCCCCTTAGCGCCAGACGAATGAAGCCGGATCGAGCAACCGCCCAGCGCTGCGGACGCGATCCTTGACGAGGATGTGACGGCGCGGGTAGACGCCGGTTCGGAATAGGGCCGCCTCCATGCGCCGGCGATCGGCGAGGCCGGACATCTCGCGCCCGCCGGAACGCGTATAGCGCGCCAGCGTGGCGAGCGCATCCGTGACGCGGCCAGCGTTCAGCCGGTCATCGACCGTTCCGACGCGGATCGCGCCCGTGTTGTAGTGGAAGGACACCAGCGCATCGAACTGCGCTTGGTTCAGGCTCAGCGTGATCGCGGCATTTACCGCGGATTCGTATCGGCGCATGGACTGATCGAACAGCGACAGCGCCTTGCTCATCGGGATGATATCGCCCAGGCGCGGGCGGATAAGCCCCGTCGCCGCCGTCGCCCCGATACCGATGGTGATCGGTTCGCCCTTGGTGCCGGGATCTGGATAGGCTTCCAGATAGATGGCTTCCCACGAGGCGATAAACGCCGCCCCCGCCTGTGATAGCTGGACATCGCCCCGGATGTTCTAAAACTGCAACACAGCGTAACCATAAGCCACACGGCCGCGCAATCGAGACTTGCCCCGAATCAATGGCTTATGCCAACTCGGCTCTGCGCTCTGTCGTGAGCGTGACAGGAAAGGAACAACCGATGGCACGCATTGCGGTTTTCGTTCTCGCTGTGGCGCTTTCGTCACTGCAGGCCATGGCCGGCGACATCTACCGCCGCGACAGCATCAAGGACACGCCGGCGCCGACGAGCTTTGAGGAGTCGCCCGCGCTCTGGACCGGCTTCTATGTCGGCGGATCGCTCGGCTATGGCACGTCCAGCCACAATCTGAGCGCGCAGGACTTCTTCAAGGACTACTGCGCCAAAAGCCAGCCTGAAAGCTTCGGCGAAGGGCGCAGCAGAACCGTCGATTCCATCAATGGCGAGCTTTCTGCCAACGACCCATATTTCCGCCTCGACTGCGAGACGCGGGTTGGTGGTGGCGATGGCGAAGTCTCGACGTCAACCGGAGACATCACCATCGCCGGCGACAGCCGCGAGATCGCCCGCCTCAATGGCGTCAACGCCTCCGGCCTAATCGGTGATGGCCGCGTTGGCTTCGACCTGTCTTATGGCAAGGTGGTGGGCGGCGTGTTCGCGGCCTACAGCTTCGCCGACATGTCGGCCGAGGCGTCGCTACTCGGCATCGGCAACGCGACGCTGGAGAAGGGCGACGAGTGGCAGATCGGCGGCCGGCTGGGCTTCCTAGTCAACCCGCGCACCATGGCCTATGTGCTCGCGGCCTGGACCCAGACCGAATATGAGCTTTCGGTTCAGGGTGCCGGGGCGGACAGCGCCTTCAAGTCCACCACGGATTTCTCCGGAATCAGCGTGGGCGGGGGCGTGGAGTTCGCCGTGACCCAGAACTTCTTCCTTGGCGTCGAGTACCAGCACACCTTCTATGATGAAGAGACGCTGTTCTCGGCCTACGACGCCGAGACAAACCAGGGCGTGCGCGTCCTTGACGAGCTCGATGAGGACAAGATCCTCGTCACGGCAAAGATCAAGATCGGCAACGTCCTCCCGTAAACGCCATCAGGCCATTGCAAGAAAAGCCGGTTCACATGCGGAACCGGCTTTTTCTGTTTACAGGTTGGCCTGCTTCAGCACGCGGAAGCGCAGCGTAAGCCCCTCCGTCAGATTCCCGGCCGTAATATTGCGCACGCTGATTTGCGCCGAGCCGTTCGAGCATTCGGCGGATACCGCATAAGCGCCGGCCGTGCCGCTCCCCGATGTCGGATTGATCGCCAGCACATCCTTCGCCGAGATCGCGGCATTCGTCAGCGTGAAGCTGACTGTCGTTGCCGCGTTCAGCGTCGCGCCGTTCATTGTGATGGTTCCGGCATAGGCGTTCAGTGTCACGCCGGTTGATTTGCTCGTCGCCTGCGTCACAGTCCCGTCAAGGACAGCGAGCGTCGAGCTGCGCCCGAGGATGCGGTCAACGATCCAACTCCGCATGAGCGAGGAGTTGATGCTTATCGGCGTCGTGACGGCATCGAATTCGCAGTCCGCGACAACGCCAGCGCCCGCCCCGCTCTCGACAAGGACGCCAAACGGCGCATTGGAGATAGCGCACCCCGTGACGATCGCCCGCCCGGTCACGACGTGGACAGGCACATTGATGATCCCCCATGAGTTCAGGGACTGGATGCGGGCGACACCCTCGGCCGCAGAAGACAGGCCGTTGAAGACGACAACGCCGCGCCCCTTGGCCGCCGCCTTGCACCCGATAAGGAGCGGCTGGCCGCAGCCATCACCAAGTAGCCAGCCGATTGGCGCGAGGTCTTCGGCAGCGGCGAGATTGTCCGACCCGCAATTCACAAACACGCAATGATCACAGTTTTCGACCTGATAGCCAATGTCCCATCCGTATTCAAAGCAGTTGTCAGCCTGCCCCCAATCCGTGCTGTCCTCGAAAAGATAGGCCGCCCCGGAGCGCCGATAGAGCAGGGCGTTGACTGTCCCGCCGGATGTGTAGGCCCCGCCGAACGTCGAGCCCTGTAGGTCGATGGTGTTGGCGTTGATGACAGTAACCGTATAGCGAGTATTCGCGTTAGGGACGCCGCCGACATCGCGAACCGCAGCCGCATCCCCTGTCGTGAACGGATGCCCAGTGACCGTGAGGCGGATAAGGCCACTGCCATTGTTCACGGCGCCAGTAACAGCATAGTCAAATGTCGCGGCCGGTAGATGCGCCGTCGTCGCCGGCCACATATGGCAGTGCGACAGGTGATTCATATCGAATACGTTCTGCATCTCGATGCCTGTTGTACAGTCAGCGAAGATGTATTCAACGCGCGGCCTCACACTGCCGTTGTTGTGGTAGCAGCGCGCGAACCCANCCACGTGGCAGAAGCCGAAATAGCTGTCGTTCGCCTGATTCGGCGGCGAGAAGGTGCCGTCGCCGACTGTCAGGAAAGTTCCAGCAAAATCACCGATATGCTCAATAGCGGCGACAGTGGTCTGCGGGATCGTCATCCCCTTGCGAATGCCAACCAGCCCGATGACGCCGGAGTGATCGCCGACAAGGCGCAGGGTGTAGCTGGAATTGAGGATGATTGCCGACTTGATCGTGGAATACTCAGCGCCGAGCAGCAGGTCAGGCCCGACATTGCGATATGGGCCGACCAGCAGGACGCCGGCCGGAATTTCAAGGTCCGCGCTATCGATCAGCCAGCGCCCGCCCGTCAGATCGACGCGCCCGCCGCCGGCCGCCGCCGCGGCGTCGCAGGCCGCCTGAATTTCCGCCGTGTCATCGGTTACGCCGTCGCCGACCGCGCCGAAGTCGCGCGCGTGGAAGACGTCGCCGAGCTTGGCATGCTGCGTGCGCGCCACACCCCCCGTGCCGCTCTGCTTGAAGTGAGAAAGCGCTACGACGCTGCCCGCCGAGTCCTTCAGCGCAAGTGTGGTGCTGCCGCCGTCATCGACGCAGTAGACGCGCGCCACATTCGCCGCCGGGCTGCCTGGCGCCGAAATTTCGGTGATGTCCTGATAGCCCGTCTGGGTGAGGTTGACGACGCCGGAAACGTTGCCGCTATCGTCGGCCGACAGCGCCGACGCATCCAGCGTGGCACCACCCGTTCCGTTCGCCCGCAGCAATCGGTTATCAGTCCCGCCCGTCGAGCCGCCGATCGCCCCCAGCGTGGCGCGCGCCGTCGCCGCGCTCGTGTCGTCGAGGAGCGTTTCGATGAACGGCGAGACCACGGCCAGGTCGATATCAGCTCCGGCCGCATTCTCCAGATCGTCAGCGTCGCTGTTCCAACGCAGCAGCTTGCCGGCCTCAGGCTCAGGCAGGGTGACATCGACCTGCGAGGAAGAGGCGCGGAACAGCGGCGCGCGGCGAATGCGTTCGAGGAGTTGCTGCGCAATCCGCGTCAGCTTGTCCAGCGAGCCCTCGACCACCTCAGCCGAAAACGCCCCGCCGGCCGTGAGATCGACCGTCTGCGTTTGCGCGGTGACGCCACGAATGGTCAGCGTCTCCCCGCTCGCCGGCGCGGTGATCATGGTCAGCGTACCGCTCGCGCCCGGCGAGGTGAGCGTGTAGTGGGTGACGATGGTCAGCGTGCTATCGACGCCAGCCGCGCTCGTCAGGATCGCCTCGATTTCGGCCGTGGAGGTGTATTGGAAGGGGACGGAAAAGGCCGTCGTCGAGCCGTTGCCCGCGTACTGCGCTTTCTGCGTCGTCGTCGCCAGCGTCATGTGTGGATCCAAAAAAAGAGGCCCGCCGAAGCGAGCCAGGGAGGGAGGCGAGGTAAGCTATTCAGGTCAGCGTGCGGCCTGCGCCTTGAGCCGCTCCAGCGCGCCGGCCAGCACCGCGTCGAGCGTGGTCTGCTTGACCTCCGGCGACTTGCCGCGCAGCCGATCCAGCGCCGAGCTTTGCAGGTCCATGGTCTGCGTGATCTGGTCCATGTTCGTTCCTCTCTGGTGACGCCCCGTTAGCGTCAATACCAGTATGCTACCGGACTGGTATTGCGGCAAGGCCAATGTTGCATGAGCGCAACAGGACACACCCCAGAAATTCAACGCAATTCAGCCAAACTCATGGCGCGAGCCCGGGCATANGTGTTTTTACTTATCGNTGTGTCTTCACAGGCGCNGNCGGNACNCCGAGGAANTCGTTGATGCCGGCCTCGGCCTTGTCGAACACCNGCCGCAGATAGAAAAGGTTGTTGTAGGGGATCAGGCGTCGCAGCGTGCGGCTGTCCTTGGCGTCCCACTCGCCACCAAAGACGCCTTGCGTGATGCGCGCGAACTCCTCCGCCGTGCCAGCCGTCGGCCCGACCAGCGAGCCCACGATGTTGCGCTGCGCATAGCGCGAGATCGGCTTGCCGGTGATCGCCGACAGCCCGACCGCGCCGGCCGTCATCTTCTCCGTCATGGCGTTGGCTTCCATCAGCCATCCGGTCAGGCCGCTGCGGTCAATCGCATCCACCAGGAACTGCGAGGTTTTCTTGCTGTCGCTGAAATCGGCCTGGACGGGCTGCCCCGCCACCTTGGCCTTCAAGATGCCGACCAGCCCGCCGAGCGCCACCATCAGCGCCGCCCCGTTCAGCGTGCCCATGTCCCGCCGCTGCAAGCCGGCGATCAGCAAGCGCTGCATCGCCGCGACCGAGAAGGATTTGAACTGCCCAATCAGCCGGCCGATTTCCGTGGACATCCAGAGCGGGCGATCCTGGCCAGGCGTGATGATCGTGGCGTCAACGTCGCGCAGTAGGGCGTTGCGGAAGGCATCCTTCGCCGCCCGCGCGCCGTCATCCCACGCCGCCGTGTTGGCCTGCCAGACGCCACCCTCCTTGCGCCCATGCTTGGCGAATTGCTCCGCGATCTTGCGCGCGTTGCTCTCCGAGATGCCGCTGGCCGCGATGCGCTCAATCTCCGGCTTGCTGGCTTTGCCCGCCGCGAGGCGCTCCATCGCCCGCAGCATGCGCGTTTGCGAGACGAGGCCGGCGAACTGCTTGAGCGCGGCGTTCCACGGGGCTTGCAGCGAGATCACGCCGAAGTTGCGCGCCGCGGTGCTCACCGCCCGCTCAAATTTGGAATGCCGGCCGTATTGGTCCATGACATCGGCGATGCTCATGGCGCGCGAGTCCAGCACCATGTCGAGCGCCGTACCAGCCATCTTGACTTCGTTCATCGCGATGCGCGCGCCGCTCCAATTGCGGAACAGCGGCAGCAGGCCATCACCGAAGACGCGTTGCAGGCCATGCGCGAAGACGATGCCGCCCAGGTCCGGGATCGCCGAGAGCGTCATGCCGCCCAGCATGCGCATGTAATTCAGCGAGGAGACCACGCGCCCGGCCCGCACCAACATTCCATCGGGGTTGCTCGGCAGGGCGTATTGACCGCGCAGGCGGTCGCGGATCGCCGCCAGGTCGCGGATGTCTGCATCGCGCTGCTTGTGGATCGCCTTGCGCTGCTCTGGCGTCTCCGCCGCCGCCGAGAGGCGCGCGTATTCGTCCTGGACCTCCTTCAACTGGTCCACCATATCAACCGAGCCGAAGCGCTTATGGATTTCGACATCGGCCGCCATGGTCCGCGTGTAGGCGCGCAGTAGCTCCTCCACGTCGTTCTCCAGCCACGGCTCGATCAGCTCGTCAGGGATCATGAACTGCCGCGCCGCGAGCGGCCCGCGCGCATCGACGGTAGCGCCGCCCGTCGATCCATGATCCTTGTGCGCGTCATAGGGCAGTCGGCCGTCAGGCGTGCCCAGGATGCGGTCAATGATTTCGTCAGCGAGCAGCTCAATCTCGCCCGGCTCCTTCTCGATCTGGGCCGCGATGCGCCGCGCCGCCGCAAGCACGGGCTTGTCAGCGGATCGTAGCCGCCGCGTATCGGCCGCCCGGCGATCAATCAGCGCCAGCTCATCCCGCAGCGCCTTCAGCCGCGCCTCAAGAGCAGGATCGGCAGGCCCGGCCATCGCCGGCCGCGACATCGCGCGCTCCGTTTCGGCGATGCGCTGCACCAGTTCCGGCCGCCGCGCCGCATCCGCATCGCGCTGCTCGCCGCGCAGCCGCTCCGCCTCCGCCCGCGCCTCGATCGCGCGCTTGGCCTCGCTCGCGCTCTTGCCCTGATACTTGCCAAGCTCCGCCTCGATGGCCTTCTGCGCATCGACCATCCGCGTGTTAGCCGCCTCGGCATCGCTGCGCATCTTGTCGAGCTCGCCGCGCCGGCTGAACACCTGCTCTTGCAGCGTCCGGCCGCGATTGCGCGCCTGCGTCGCGAACACGCCGCGCTCGCTCTGGCGCAGGCTCTCCGCCCGCTCCTTGCCGCGAGCCTCGCGCGTGAGCTTGCCAATGCGGGCGCGATAGGGGGCGAGCACATCGCTTAGCTGGCGCGCCGTCGCGCGCAGCGCCCTTACCTCGCTATCGACCTGTCCAGCGAGCGCCGTTCTCGGCTCCTCCCCGAGGAAGACGCGCAGCGCGCCCTCGTCGCGAAACTTTCCGGGATCGATGCCGCGCGCGGCCAGATCGCCGGCGAGCGCCTCCGCCTGCCCCGCATCGGCGAAGAACTGCTCATCGGCCGTGCGCACCACGCGCCCGTCGCTCAAGTCCTCGCGCAGCGCGTCGAGCAGATCGTTCACCGTCGGCCGCTCCGTCATCCCCTCGAAGAAGCCGTTTTCCCAGGCTCGTAGCGCCATGGCGTCGAGGGTGTTGAGGTTGTCGGCGCGCCCCACGCCGGGCAGCCCGGGGCTGCTGTCGGCCGCCTTGCGGATCAGGCCCGGCCTGTCCTTCGCCCGCCCGATCGTCGATCGCACGTCGCCGCCAGGATCTTCCACGCCCCCCATGCGCACCACGAAGGACGTCAAGCGCTCCGGCTTGCGCCGCGCCTTCTGCTCGCGGATGAAGCGCCAGGCCGCCGCCGCCTCGTCGATTTCGTCGGCCGACAGGGGCGGCCCCGCATAGCGCCCATCGGCGCGCGGCGCGGGCAGGTCGCCACGCTCCAGCATGCCCTCGACATTGCCGGCGAGATCGTCGAGCAGCCCCTTGACGCCCTCCTCCAAGTCCGCCACGTCAGCCAGTTGTGCCGCGAGATCGCCGCCGGCGCCTTCCTCGATGGACTTGGCAATCTGGCGCATGTCGCCGATGCGGCCGGACAGCGACTTGGCCGCGCCAAGCGCCTCCAGCGGGACGGCGATCTGCTCGCCCAGGTTCGCGATGCGCTGCTGCAACTGCTCGATCGGCTCGCGCCGCTCCAGCGCGCGCTTGAAGGCGAATTGCTGGACGCGCCCGGCCTCCTCCGCCCGCGCCTCCACCTCCTTCAGCTTGGCCTCCCGCTTGGGAATGCGCGCCTCGATCTTGTCGGCCGCCGCCTCCGCCGCGTCGAGCTTGTCGAGAAGCTGCCCGAGGCGCGAGCGCACGCCCGCGTTGATATCCTCCTGCTCGCCCAGCCACTTCGCGACCACGGCCTTGAACTGGTCCCGCTCGCCGATGATGCGCTCACGGTTGTAAAGCCGGTTCAGATAGCTCTCCGCCGTCTCCACGCTGACGTCCTCGGGGAGGAGCTCGGCCTTGATCGCATCATCCTTGAGCGGATCGAGCACCGTCTTACGCACGTGTGCCGCCGCCTGCGCCACCTCGGGGATGGCGTGCTTGTCGCCTCGGCGCAGCGCCCGGCTCACCTCGCCCTTGAAAGCACGATAGGTCAGTGAGTCTGTCCCCATGACCGTGTCGCGCAGCGACAGTGCCGCGCGCTCGCCAACGAAGCGCTTGGCGTGCCCTTTGCGGTAGCGCAGAAAGGCATCATCAAGCCCCTTCACGGCGTCATAGAGCGATGCGTTCCAAGCCTTGATGCGCGTCTCAACAGCGCCGGGCGCGCCCAGCTCAGACCCCAGCGGCGCCGTCTCGCGGCCCAAAGCGTTCTTGGCGTAGGTCAGCGGCGTTTCGGCGAGTTCCTGCACCCAGCGCTTGGCCGCGTTCGAGATCGAGGTTTGCAGGCGCAGCATGGGATCTTGCAGGCGGAACAGCTTCTCAGCCCCGAGAGCGCTTTTCAGCGTGTTGTCGGCCTGCTGAACCGCCATGGCGCCCGCCGATGTGGCGCGGCCTGTTGCGTCGATGTCGCGCGCGGGGCGCCCCAGCGGCGCCTCATCCGCTGCCGAGATCGGCGCACCGTCCCTGATGCCGGGGGCAAGCCCGCCAGGCTCGAAGGCGTCCGGCCGCTCGATGCCAGGAACCTCCATATCCCGCTCAACCTGACGCGCCAGCCGATCGAGCTCCGAACGCTGCACCAGCTTGCCCAGGCCCGCGCCCAGCAGGCCGGACAGGATCGCCGCGCCGCCAATGACAGTCGCACTTTCCCCGGCCGTGCGAAGCTGCTGCGAGCCTTGCAGCACGCCCTCCGACAGCGCCGCACCAGCCGTGCCATAGGCCGCGACGCTCGCCGCCGTGCGCAGGACGGATGTTGTCCCCTTCGCGCCCTGCACGATCGCCCCGCCGGGGAGAAGCGTCGGCCAGTCGAGCACGCCGGCCGCCATCGATGCGCCAATGCCGGTCAGGCCGGAGCGCGCGAGCGTGTCGCGGTCCTTGTTCTCGCGATCGATGTCGGCCTTGATCGCCTCGAAGTGCTCACGATTGCGCGCCGGCGCGAAGTTCTCGGCATAGGCTTCATACGGCGTATCGGCGACCTCACCCCATGGATCAAAATCCTTGTCGAATGGCTGCGAGGCAAAGCCGGCATCGCGCGCCGCCCACAGCGAGCCGAGCGTGTTCTCCTGCCGGAACGCCGCGCCGAGCGTCTCGCCGAAGCCAGGCCCGCCCGTGTCGTCCTCACTCGGGCGGGGTAGCTCGGGAGTTGCAGTAAATCCCCCAATGGGGCTAAGCGGCTCGAACGGCATCACTCGCCCCCGTAGTTGAGCGTCGGCCCGCCATCGGTCCCCAGCGGATCGGCGCCGCTGCCGCCCATGCCGGCCGGGAGATCGCGCTGCTCCGCCAGCAGCGCCCGCTCTCGCGCATAGCGGAGGCGCTCTTGCCGGTTCGCCTGCTCGCGTGCGCGCGCTGCCTTGACATCGGCGCGAAACACCATTCCGGGCGCCGTGTTCATGATTCGTTGCCCGTCCTTCTCCTCGAACCAGACCACGGCATAGCCGGGCAGCCGGCCGGCCGAGATGTCTGCATTGGTCTGCGGCACAGGCTCCAGGAAGATGTCAGACAGCGGCACATCCTCTAGCGACTGGAGCTTTGCCGCCGACGCCGCGCGCGCCTCCGGGTTGTCCTGGCCGAACCGGCGCGCGCCCTGCCTATTCCAGTCAGAGACCGCAGCCTGTAATTGCTCGCCGAAATAATCCAGGGACGGTTCCTTGCCGGCGCGCGCCTCGATCTTGGGATAGTACGCCTCAGGCGGATGACGCATCAGCCGGCGATTGCCAGTAATTTCAGAGATGTCGTAAGTCCGCTTCAAGTCTTTCTTCGCCAACGACTTGGCGATTTCTATATCGCCAGTGCGGACGTAGTGATTTTTCACAAGATCGCGGTATGTGTCGAACACCACCGACGCCTGGCGCGGCGAGCCGCCCAGCTCGGGCGGAGAGGTGAACCATCCATCGTAATCGGCCGCGAGATCGCCAGGCGCAAGCTGGGCAATCGGCGAGGTGCTCCCGCCCTCGGCCAGCTCCTTTTTCATCGCCTCTTTGCGCCGCTCAAATTCTGGCGACCGCATTTCAGCGATGCGGGCGAGCGCATCCTGCTGCGAAATGCCGGCTTCCAGCGTGAGCGTCTCGTAAAGCTGGGCGTCGTCGCGAAGCGCCTTGCTCTTGTCTGTCCCTTCCAGCGCGCCCGGCTTCTGGCGCAAGATGTTCGCCGCCGTCTCCAGCGCGAAAGCCCGCTGCTCTGGCGTGCCGTTCGTCGAGGTGGCGCGAAGCTGCGAGATCGCGGCGTCAGGGACATAGCCTGTCCGCCCAACGAACGCAGTCAATTGCCCGGCCGCCGCCGGATCGGCATCGCCCAGGCGCGCGGGGATGTCGGTCGCCTCCATCACTGCGTCGAGCGACTTCTGATCGGCCTTGCTCTCTGGATCGGCCGGCTGCTCGCCGGCGATGATCGCCCGCGCCCGCGTCTGGAGCTCGCGCTGTTCGCGCCGCTTCTCGATGACCTTCTGAAATGCGGGCAGGTCCGCCGCCACCTCGCGCGCCAGCTCGCCGCGCAGCGTCGCCGGCTGGCCGGCCATGACCGCAGCCCCGCCGCCCATGCGGGCAACCTTCTCGCGCCAGACGTTCACGAAGTCGGAGGAGGTGACATTCTCGACGCTGCCGAAGCGCCGCTTCATATCGTCGGGGATGTTGCCCCAGATGGCTTTCTTGGCCCAGGCCGCCCCCTTGCGGCGCCCCTCGCCGGTGCCGGCCATGTTCTGCCAGGCGAGCGCCCCCGGCCGCGCCATGTGCGCGTCGTAGCCNGCCTCGCCCTGCTGNTGCACGAGGTANAGNTCCANCGCCGACGGCTTGNGNCCGTGCCGCGCCTCGAAAGCGCGCGCCTCCGCCACGATCTTGCGGCCGGCCGCCNNGCTGTTNTCGTCGTCGTCGAAGATGCTCCCCNTGCCGCCNTGCTTGCGGAANTCNGCCTCCGANAGCTGGAAGCGCCCCTTATAGGAGCCGGTTTGCGCGCCCGGCCGGTCGCCGCTCTCGATGCGGGAGAATGTCCGCATCAGCGCCTCATCCGCACCCGTGGCCTCCGCCGCCCGGGCGATCGCGTCATTGCGGCCGGACGCGCGAGGCTTGGCCGCCTCCCCCTCCGCGCGCCCCGCCGCAGCCGCCGCCCCTTCGGCAGGCGTTGCAGGCTCTTCGCCGCCGCGCATCAGGCGCGTGACGAGGCCCTCAAGGTCATCGGGATCGGCGCCGGCCTTGATCTGCTCCAGGA